AACCGGATAATTCTAATCGTAAAAAAATGTCGACAAAAATATACGAGACAACAAGATACATACAAAATACAGCTAAATGGGACGCTGCAAAGAAATGGTGTGATAAAAAGGGTTATAAATTTTTAATCCTTACAGAGAAAGAGTTAGGAATTAAATAACATAATGAATAAATATTTCTATGGCATTTAGACTACTTGTCGAAGCACCTGCTCCGGACGAACAATTCGAATACATCGTTGAGGAGAAAAATCCTAGAGAGCCTTCAAAACTCTTCATATCAGGACCTTATATGATGTGTGAGACTGTTAATAAGAATTTAAGAAAATATAGTAAAGATGACATGTTGAGAGAGGTCACTCGTTATGTAACAGAAATGGTTACTCCAAAAAGAGCCATGGGCGAGTTAAATCATCCTACATCTGCAGAAGTTAATCTAGAGCGTGCTTGTCACATGGTAACAGAATTAAAAATGCAAGATAACATGGTCTATGGTAAATCCCAAGTTCTTTCTACACCCATGGGCTTACTTGTTCGCTCCCTAATAAATGACGGCGCGAGGGTGGGTATGTCTAGTAGGGCCCTTGGTAAGTTAGTTGAAGAGAAAAACGGTATCAATCTTGTTCAAGATATGAGATTGATTGCTGTAGATTGTGTTGCTGATCCCTCGTGTCCTAAAGCTTTCGTAAATGGTATTCTTGAAAGTAAACAATTCGTCTTAACTGCCGATGGTTCTCATGAAGAAGCTTACAATAGATTTGAAGAGTCAATCTCTAGTCTACCCAGAAAAGATGTAGCTCATTATCTAAAAGAACAAATTATGTCTTTCTTTAAAACCCTTGGAAATTCATAAGGTTAACAATAAATAAATACAATGAATAAGAAGTATAAGAAGTCAAAAAAGAAAGTAGTATCGCAAGACGAAATTGACGTTAAGAAATCTGACTTAGACAAAGATGGTAAGTTGTCAAAATATGAAACAGCAAGGGGCCGGGCTATTGACAAGGCTCGTGGTGGGAACGGAAAACTACCTAAAAATGAGAGTTTATCGATTTCTAAGTTTTTACATCAACTTTCTCAAAAAAATTATGCCGAAGCTAATAAATATTTAAACGAGGTAGTTGAATCTAAGTTAAGAGCTAGGATACAATCTGCCTTAAAAACAAAATTATTCAAATGAGCAAAAACGTAACAGACATTCTTAAAGTTAATGATGCAACAAAAGATATCCTTTCAGAGGATATTCTAAAAGAAATCGAAACAGCATTTAATGCTAATGTAGATGACAAAGTTAAAATACATGTCGAAAAAGCATTAAATGAACAAGATGAAGATTACGCAAAGAAATTAGAAAAGCTCGTTGAAGTTATCGATGCTGATCATACAGCTAAATTGAATCAAGTTGTTGAAGCTATCGATACTAACCATGCACAGAAGCTTAAAACTATTGTCGGAAAATACGAAAAGACAATTAAGGAAGAAGCTTCTGCATTTAAAGGTAACCTCGTTGCACAAGTAAGCAAATACTTAGAAATTTATTTAGAAGAAAAAATTCCTGCCAAACAAATACAAGAAGCAGTCAATAATAAGAAAGCAGCTAAACTATTAAGCGATATGCGTAATATGCTTTCCGTTAATGAAGCTCTTGCGAAACATAGCATCAGAGATGCTGTTATGGAAGGCAAGAATAGACTCGATGAAGCTGTAAACCAGCTTGAAGCCGCTAACAAAAAAGTTGAGCAATTAACAAATACATTAACAAAAGCTGAATCTGAGACGATTCTTGAGAAAAAGCTTTCTACTCTTGAAAAAGATAAAAAAGCTTATATGAAGAAGATGCTCTCAGGAAAATCTTCTGACTTTATTAATGAAAATTTTGATTATACGCTCAAGTTATTCGAGAAATCTGAAGAAGAGCGGCTTGCAAATCTTAAAGATGAGGCTGTTAATGAGGCTGTCACTCAAAAAGTGGACCGCCCGATAATCGAAGAAACAGTACAAAAAGAAGAAAATAATAGAGATCCTTCTTTTGGCCTTTATCTTAAAGAACTCAATAAGTATTAATTTTACTTTCTGAGGCATTTTGCCTGAATAGAAATTCCTAGGTCGACACATATTAAGGAGACTTAATTATATATGGCACAAATTCGTCCTTCACAGGCGTACATCGATGAGAGTCGCGCGAAGGTGTTGCTCGAAAAGTGGAGTCCAGTATTGGATTACACCTCGGACAACGTCCGCGCTATCGAAGATGATCACACTCGCTTAAATACCGCCATCCTCTTGGAAAACCAAGAAAAATGGTGCTTTGAAGCTTATGGTACAAACAGTGGTAACATTGCCGGTGGGTCTACAAGTGTTTTCGGTTCTGTCAATGCTGGCGGAACTGGCGGCGCTTTCCCCTCGAACAGTGATTCCTATGCACCAGGTGATGCTCGGCTTCCAAAGATTCTTATTCCGATGATTCGTCGTACGTTCCCGGAATTGATCACTAACGAAATCGTTGGTGTTCAACCCATGAGCGGCCCCGTTGGATTGGCTTTTGCCCTCAGATACAAATACGAAGGTGAAGCACTCGGTTCTACAAATAGTAAAGGTTCAGACGGCTCGTTAGATGCCGGAACAACTGTTTGGCCGGGTTCTGCAGCCGGAGGTTCAGATGGCGCTGAATTAGGTTACCAATATCTCGATACGAGATTCACTGGTACCTCATCAGCATCATTAGTTGGTGATGCTACTTACTTCCCCTTTGTCCCACAGGACCAAGGTGTTGCTCAGTTGCTCGCTAACTTTGAGTTATCCTCGAAGATTCCCCAGATCGTAGTCAGCTTCGAAAAGACAGCCGTTGAGGCTGGAACTCGTAGGCTTGCTGCTCGCTGGTCAGTTGAACTCGAGCAAGACTTGAAGAACATGAACGGTATTGATATCGATACTGAACTCACTAACGCAATGTCGTATGAGTTACAGGCCGAAATCGACCGTGAAATGATCATCAGAATGATTCAGACTGCCCTCAATGCCGGTTACGGCACTGGGTTCTCAGTTTGGTCACCCGCCTCGGCGGATGGTCGCTGGCTCGTAGAGCGCAATCGTGATTTCTATCAGAGGCTAATAATTGAGGCTAACAGAATCGCTGTCCGTAACCGCCGTGGCGCGGCTAACTTCGTCGTTGCAACACCTCGTGTGTGCGCAATCCTCGAAATGTTGCCCGAGTTTCAGTGGGCACCGGTACAGGGAAATGTTAACACTCAACCCGTTGGAGTAGCAAAAGTTGGTTCATTAGGTGGTCGTTTCAACGTCTACCGTGATACGAGAACAGAAGCTCAATTCCAGTCTTATCCCGGAGGAAACTTCGGTGGTACAGGCGCTGGCGCCGCAGGTGGAACTCGTTCCGCCCCGGTTGAATATTGCCTTCTCGGTTATAAAGGTCCGGAGTTTTACGACACCGGTATCATTTATTGCCCGTACATCCCGGTAATGGTGCAACGCACAATTGGCCCGAACGACTTCTCTCCGAGAGTCGGGTTGCTTACACGCTACGGCGTTGTAGACAACATCTTCGGTGCTAACTTGTACTACCACGTAATCATATTGCGTGGCTTAGGCCAAGCGTTCACACCTGGAACACAATCCGTGTACTTCTAATCTACTGATTAGGATCCGATTAAAGAAAATACTTTCACCTGGTTCGTCCCAGGATATTTAAAAAAGGGCCTCTTGCGGGGCCCTTTTTTTTTGTAAAAATGTATATATTTTGAATAAATATTTATATGGCAATATTTAACAGCATGGTAGCAGATCCGGCGGCTTCAAATCCGGTATCACTTAATTTATCATTAACTTCAAACGGGGTCATAGGTAGAGTGCTAGGAAGTAATGCTAGTGCCATTCTTTTTAATAGAGAGGCGACATTGACGGGATCCACAACTCTTATAACTGTAACTGCAAATAATATCGCTACAAGGTTTTCAGCTGATGATAGCTATAATGGTGATTTATTTTCAATACTATTAACTAACGGTACAGCTTTTGAATTTACTCTTAATACTGCAACGCCATCTGTACAAACATTAACAGATGCTGGTTATAACTCTGTTAGTCCAGAAAAGTTAAGACGTAATAACCTAGAAGGTTAATTACTGTCGTACTGTTTTCGTAAAGTACTTATACTCGTCTTTTAAAGCTTTATCTAAGAGATCAAACCTATTGGCACGTGTTGGGTTGATATCTATACCCCCACGTCGTACATAAAGACAGGTTACAACCAATTCCTCCGGGTCAAATTTATCATAAAATCTCTTATAGATTGTTTCACAGATCTCTTCATGGAAGTGACATTCATCACGAAACGAAACAATATAATGTAGTAGAGAGGTAAGATTAATTTCATATTTACCTTTGTAATGAATATAAACATCACCCCAATCAGGTTGTGATGTTACCCTGCAATTACTCTTTAACAGAGCAGAATGAAATCTCTGGGTCTTAGGTTCTGTTATTTCAACTGCATTTAATAGGTCTGGTGTTTCGTTGTATACAGATGCTAGTATTGTTGTTATATCAATACCTTGCTCTAGGGTAGGATAAAGACTGTTAGGTAGCACTGGTGGATAGTGTAAGCTATCGTCAACAGCAGTAGTAGAGCGTACATAAACCCGTACGTCTGTTTCCAGTAAGTTCGAGAGGTCCTTACTTATAATATTTTGCATCTGATTTAATACCTTTATAATATTACCTTCGATCTTTTCCATGTTAAAGGAATTCATATAAAGCTTTATAGATTTAGATTCAACAATATACTTACTTGAACAAGGATAAACAATCTTAGCAATCGCAGCGATTGGCATTCCTTTTTCTGTTATACACGATACTTCATATGCATTCCAAATATCAAAACCGGTAAAGGGCAAATCTTCATCCTTTATACCTAAGTGCTTTCTATTATTTTGTCTGGGTTCACGTACAAGTAAAGAAGGATCGTATGTACACTTATAGCCGGTAATCTTACCTAAATGCTTTGAAATATTACTATTATCGAGTTGTGTATTCATTTAATATTAATTTAATTTGATTCATGCGTTCTTCAACGGTACCCTTTAGAATAACTAATTGTTTCTCGTGCTGCCATTTATGTATATCCCAATATCGTTCATATTTTGCAATAATAGCATTCCTGAACTCTATGTTAGTACTTCTCTCTCCATCGTCAACTAGCTTTACATCATGCGGATCCGGATAAAATATTATATCATATTTCGTACTATTACTTTGCCAGTATTGACAACCTATTAGTTTGGATATACCAAAATTATCCCTTTGAGACGGTCGTTTCTTTTCGTCCTGCTCACAGAAATACTCCGTAAAAATCATTCCATCTAACAAACACCTATCATGAATAATCCCTTTATATCCCTTAGTCTTCCAGTCTATAAATAGATTCTCAAACTCTTTATTTAAAATTAACGTTTGTACCTTATCGTTTGCACCCTCTTCATTTATAGATACATTAAACTCACGTTTAACCAGTCGTGTGACTTCTTCTACATACAAAAACGCATCACCATAAGTCTTTTGTATTTCTTTTAAGAGAGTAGTCTTACCAGAGCACTGCGGCCCTGTAAACGTAATAATCATGAACTAATTGTAACTGGAACTATCTTTATTTCAATACCTTTTTAAAGAAAGAAATTATTCGGCCTACTAAAGATATCTTCTTATCGATACTCTTACTTTCCTTAAAATAACCTTTCAAAAGATAGTTATCATTATCGACCCATATATATTCTTTTTTGTCAGGCTTCATTTACACCATTTTTTTCTTTTTACAATTTCTGCTATTATACAATAAACAGCTGTATCGCCAAACGCATCAAAGACAGGTTCATTAGCCGTTTCAAACGTTTTTTTGCGTAACACAAGATTAATTAATCTTTGAATCTTATCATTTAGCCGTACTACAATAGCAGAAATAGAGGCAACTATATCCTCTTTTTTGTGCAAATCAGAACCTAAGCTTATGTTATGCGGACCGTAATCAAATTGTTTTCTACAGAACAAGTCATAATGTTCTAATTGTATTTTTTTAAATTCAGCACAAGTCTCGGGATATGTCTCTTCAACAACCTTGATAATTTCTTCGCATGTCATTTCATTATTAACTTATAGCCCTTAAAGAAACTAATCCATAGATCAAGGGCGACTTGTCTCAACTTTGTATAAACTTCGTCTAAGGATAACCCTTCTATAAACTCACCCTGACTTAATAATATCTCCCCTTCATCGACCCCGGGCGTTACTTTATGTAGAACACACCCTGCAAACTTATGGTTTTGGGCAAAAGCTCTTTCCTGTGGGTTAAATCCTTTTAAGGATGGGTACTTATTGATTAAACCGGGATGTAAATTATACATCTCATATTTCTCGCAAATCTCTTTTGGAATGATTCTTAAGTACCCGTGAAGAGTAATAATTGGTTCCTCAAAGCGTTCTAAAATTTTTGAGTAATCCTGCGCTACAGGTTTGATAGGCAAAACCTCTAGAAAAGTTTTATTAAGCTTATGCTCTCTAAATTTTGTTACACTGAGCAAGTTAGTATTAACTTTTTTTAAATCTGGTTTATTAGTAACTATTAATTCTGGGTGTATACCTAATGCATTGGATAGATCGTTTATTTCAGTTCCTGTCTGACTGAAAAAAGCAATCCAAGGGCGGTCTATCTTCCAAAGGCTGTTCATCTGCGAATAATTCTTTTAAACATATCAACATTATAATTTAGTATATCTAATTGCTCGGGAGTAAATTTATGATCAATCAGATCGGCGAGCTTTGCTGTAGGTTTCATTGGTAGCCCATAGTCTGCATCATATCTTAATTCATGGATAGCGGCAACTACAGGATTGCTCGTGTCGCAGCTTACAATATTGTAGATATTTTTATCAACGTAATACCGAAACTCTTTTGCAAGAGAACAGCCTAACAGGTGATGTGGTTTGTTCCAATTCCACAAACCACATTCTATTAGTTGTGAGATAAAGCGCTGTCTACCAGAACAAAAGCGTTCAAGTTTATTATGCCCTTCACCGGTAGTTTGATAATAACTAAAGTCAAAGCTTATAGCAATCATGTCTGTTTCGTTAGACATAAATTCATAGCAGTCTCTTAAATCCTGCCAATTTTTACCTTGAATAGCTCCGATAGCTTTTGTATGAAACAATTTCTTAATATCTTCTGCTTTACTTCTAAAGTTGATATAACTACCTATTGTAGCGTCTGAATCTTCCAAAACATCTGGTACAATGAACATGTTCGGTTGAAGATCTATTATCGATTTATAGAAAACATCTGGGTCAAAAGCTTTACCGAGCTCAAATATAGAATTATCTAATAATACTTCCCTATTATGAAGTGACCTGGCGCATTTATAATAACTATAGTATTGAAGTTGTCGAGGTGTACCTGCATCTTGATGTAATAAATGAACTAGACAATAATCAAAATCATTATATCCTCCTGAGATGTCTAGGATAGATACGGGTGATTCGTGAGAGACTTTTATTAGCATCCTTATATTATATTAGTAAATATACATATATCAATGGCAGACTACCCGAAATATCACGGTAATTACTTAGGCATCGTTGTTCAAAATAACGACCCGGCGAGACGTGGTCGAATTAAAGTATTTGTACCGCACATAACACCGACGGTCTACAAGAATTGGAATGAATTAAGTAAAGATAAACAATTCAGATTTGTAGGTGCTAATATTGAGAGCAACCTAACAGAAATTCTTGAGGATTTAAAAAGAATCTTACCGTGGTCGGAGTGTGCGGCACCTCTTGCAGGTGAGTCAAGTAGCGGAAGATATAGTAAATATCTTAATGTAGGTACAATTAGTGATAGTAGTAAGTTACGCTCCGTTGTCAATTCATTATCATCAAGCGAAATTAATTTTAAGAATGTAATTGAAAAATATAAGTACACACAAAATTTTGATCTAATAGGAGAGAAACCGGGCGCAATTTATGATAAAGATGCTTTTAGATTAAATGATGCTTTTGTTGATCCTAAGGAAACCAATGCGAATAATGTCAATACTTTTGCTTTTAATTATATACCTGAAACTTATAGTAACGCTGCAAAGGGTAGCTTCAGTATACCAAATGTAGGTGCACATGTCTGGGTTTTCTTTAATGCTGGTGAGCCCTTAAAACCTGTTTATTTTGCTGCTTCATATGGTAATGAAGATTGGAGAACAATTTATCAAGCATCAACAGGTAACGACAGCTCCTTTGGGAATAATACCGATACCACTAAGCTGGATAGAGGGTTAGATTACCCAGGTACATATGAAAATATACAAAAAGAAAAATATGATATCGATGTAGAGACATATAGAAACAAATATGTTATAAATCAAAAAGGCGGCACCATCCAGATTGTTAATACCGATAACAGGGAATCATTAAAGTTTACTCATTATTCTGGCTCGTTTAAGGAATTTACAAATCTGGTCAATATAGAGCTCGCTACTAATAACGATCAAAAGCTAGTCTTGAACGATCAATTTTTAACGGTTAAAGGTGATAAGAATGAGTTTGTAGGACAAAATCTGGATTCTTTAGTTAGAGGGGATCATTATGTAAAGGTCGGTAATTTAAAAAATGAATATCATAAGCAATGGAAGGAAATCGTTCGTGAGATAGCTGATGTAAAGCAGTTATTCGATACCAGGAGAGCTGATAAATTAACCGATAGTATATTACAACTAACATCACCCAGTCAGTTTAAGAGTGGCAAGCCCACTCCCTGCCCGGTCTGTCAAGGTGATAAGAGTAAGTATTGGGCGTACAATAACTCTGTTGATAACGACTGGCGAAATGAAGTGTTTGGTACTATAGCTGATACTGCGGGCAATTTTATTTTCTCAAGCACTCTTTTGAACGGTGTATTAGGACTCGCGGTTACACATACCGGTGTTCTCGGTAAACCTGAATTTGGATCTGCTGCCGTGCTGTCATCAAAGTTTTCTGCAGGCGGTGCAAACGGGCAAACAGGTCCAGGTTGGATAATGGGTGTAAGGTGCCCTGCTTGTAATCCAGATCCTGATGATGCTAGATTTACTCTTGGAGAAGATAGACCAGTGGTTGGTGAAAACCCAAGCTCTGAGGGTGGTGAATTTAATCCTGAAACACGTAAGAAATTTATCAAAGATCTTACATTAAGAAAGATGAAGGAACTAGCAGATCTCGAATCTAAAATGGGTATAGGCGGCAGTCAAATTATTGAAATAACAAAGCACAAGTTTGAAAACATCGGAATGACGATGAATGACTATGGTTCAGTTCGTGTCGATGCTAAAGGTAAAATGGAGATCTCTGACGTACAGATAGGTAAATTTGGCGTATTTTATAATAGAACACCTTCACCCCTAGTAGAATACGTACATGTTGATGATCTCCCCGGTGGTAATTATACGCTCAATGTTTGTAATAGATATAATCTTCAAGTGGGAGCGGGCGGTATAAACTTCAAGTCCTATGGACCTGTTAATATGACAGGAACTATAATGAATATAGCAGGTACTCAAGTCAATATAGCAAGTGAGAATGAAGTTAACATTGATGGTGGAAAACGTCTTTCCTTAGTTGCAGATATTTTAAGTTTACGTCAACGTAATGGTAAGCAGGTTGTTGTAGAAGGCTCACTCGGTGTAACAGGTAATACTATTATAGCTGGCGGTCTTCATGTTGAAGGTGAGTTGTTCTGTAATCATATAACTATACCGCGTGAGCAGCATGCTACAGAAGAAACAACCCTTCAAGGTCAACCTACCGTTTTAGAGCCAAAGTCTAATACAAAAGGTAAGATACTCGGGTTCGCTGTTCCTCTTTCAAACTGGCCTGTACCTATTGTAAGTGAATTTGGTACTGTTCAATACAAAGTCGGTGTACCAGGTGTATCGGGACCACCTTACATAGGATTCACGGACGCCCAAGTGCCGTGCGGAAGATTGCGTTATAATGAATATATTGGTTTTGCAAGAGGAGGTACACAGATAGGTTATATTCCTATAGGCGCATGTATTGTAACTGGTGCTAACGGTGGGGGTAATGTTACGTGTACCAATCCTAATCCTATAGCTATTTTTGCATCTACAACATTGCCCCCTACTATTGGACCGTTTATGGCAACAGATGTACCAATATATGCGTCTAGCAGTGGGAGCACTATAGCGGGTTTTGATACTCCGGTGTGGGGTTCGGGAAACGGTTCTTTCCTAGGACCTCTCGGTCCTATTGGTGGTACTGGCACACCCGGGATGGGTTGTATCAAGGGATCTGATGCCGGGCTGCCAGAAGGCTTACGTGCTGAAACTATGCCGATTGTAGTTTACGGTACCGGTAGGGATGAAAATAGTATCACCATTAAAGCGCATAGCCATCAAATGATTGGTATGGCGATCACACCTGTTGATAAGAATCATGATCTACGAGACTTAGCTATGACTATGAACGACGGCACACCAATACCTCCGGAGCCGGTAATTAACGCGAAGAAGACGAATAATTCGTTGGTTTAATTCCAACCAATATCAATATAACTAAGAGATTCTAAATCTTCACCACCTGCGTAGCTAATAGCACTCTGTAAATCTTGCTCTATCTCATTTAACTTCCACAAGTAAGTATTGTGCTGCATGGGTATAAGTTCTGATCGACCTTCTATATTTGTGCCGGTATGTTTATTTCTTGCGCTTGCAGACCCATAATATTCTTTATATAGAATGCTTGAATTAGATGGGTCCTTGATAACGGGTGAAGGACTATCGATGAGACCTGCAAACATACCGCCACACATTACCATTTTTGCTCCTGCAGCTATTGCTTTGGCAATATCGCCGTTACAACGAACCCCGCCATCTGCAATAATATCTACTTTACATCTTTCAGCTACATCTTGAATACAGGTAAACATCGGCATTGTGAATCCGGTTTTATCTTTGGTAGTACACACATATCCTTGACCAATACCAACTTTAATAGCGTCTGCACCCCAAAGAACTAAATCTTCTGCAGCTTGAGGTGTTGCTATGTTACCTGCAATAACATATGTTTCGTTTGTTTTGAATTTACAGATATACTCTAGAATCTGTTTAACAAATGAATGGTGACCGTGGGCAACATCGATTGTAATAAAATCTAATCTTAAGTTGTTCAAGAAAATATTTTCTAACGCTTGATAGTCTATATCATGAACACCGATACTTATAGAAATTGTTTTCCAGTTTTCTTCATTACACAGTTTTACGAACTCAAAATTATCTATATCAAACCTATGCATGATATAAAAATAATCGTTTTCTGATAACAGCTTGGCCTGCTTTACATCTATAGAGCATTTCATGTTAGACGGAACTACCGGTACGCGAAAGGCATGTTTATTAAGAGAGGTATATGTAGATGCTACCTTACGTGTCGGTAGACCAGACATCTTGGGTATTAGAAATACGTCCCCGTAGTGTAGGTAATGCTTCACTTAGTAATTATATACTAGGTTTTTTGATTTCTACTCTTAATCCAGTCTTCTCTATGATGAACTACCCAATCCATAAGGGCTGCTTCAAATCCTACATCTCTACCTACTCTTTCAGATAGATACCATTTATTTCTTAAGATATGACCCCTCTCCTCATTAAATCTCTTATATAGGTCTGAATTAGTCATGAAATTCAGATCTATCCCAGCTCCGGACAAATACCAACTCATCAATATTATTTAATCTAAAACGGTCGATATAATTCATCTAAGTCCCTTTCGTTAACTGCATCATATACATTGTTCATCGTGTCCGTGTATGTATATTTTCTTAACATAAAATTTTCATAACTGATTTCACCTACAAGGTATACAGTGTGAGGTGTCTTATCATAATCAACATAAGCAAGTACGAATTTTTTTATTTCCTCTGTTAGTGAGTTATTTTTTCTCCGAACTAGTAATTTCTTTGATCCCTTAAAAGTAGTTGTTTTTACTTGTGCTCCGTTAAAAGCAAAATCAACGCCATCATCACCCTTATGCTGCCATATCTCCCAGTTTGGACTTACATCTGTATAAAGACCGTAAGCTATTTCACCTAGTCTCCCAACCATATGGCTTTTATAAGTGTTCTTGTTCTTATACACCTCCTTCTTCTCTACCATAAGAGCAAAGTTCTTTGCTTTTAAAAATTGATCTTCTGTAAGAATAAACTTTCTCATATATAAATATTTAAAAATGTCTAAAAAAGTTCAAGTATACCAGTAACCTTCAAAAAGGTTCCCACCAACCCACCCCTGGTATACGAATATACTACGTCGCCTACAAAAGTATTTATCGGCCTTCGTATACTTTTTTTTGAAGATTTGATATAAAAATTTTCTTTTCTTCATCAAGTTTGTTTTTTAATTTTTCGAGTTCGTATAACAAATTATCTATTCTAAACAACTTTATAAAATCATACTTTGGTTCGATATGTGGTAAGGCTATACTTAAGACATATAACAAGACACCAACTTCTTCATCGTTAAAAGACTTTAAAGTATCAGATGTAATCATAGTTTAATATCGTCAAACGTCGTATCATCAATATTAGTATCCCGCGCACCAATCTTATAAGCAGAAATTTCCGTCTCCTGAGGTGCTACTTGTACCTTGCTGCTATCCAGATAACTATCTAGCCAGCCGGATATAGGGTTACCTTTTTGATTGAAAATTTTCTTATACCCCAAGGATCTCAAGCGTACATCACACAGCCATTTTGCATACCCCCCTAAAACATCTGCGTTCAATCCGAGCAGAGAACCTTTACTAAATAAATATTGAGCCCATTCGATTTCATTTTTTGCAGCTTGCTCGTAAAACGCATATATCTTATCTTCACTTTTTTTGACAATGGAAGTAAATCCTTCCTTGTCCTCATCTCGCATTATTTTTAGTAAATTCTGTGTGATAGCAAAATGCTGAGATTCGTCTCTTTGAATAAATTTAATAATCTTAGCATTACCCTCCATCATGCCCCGATAACCAAAGTAGAACGAGCAAGCAAAACTTACATAAAATACGAGCCCTTCCATACAGTTAATAGCGAGCACGCAGTCGAATATTTTTTGCTTTATATCTTTTTTTGCATCGTCACCTAGTATTTTATCAAAGCTAGCACGTATTAATTCAGCCCGACCAACTATTTCCTTGTCCTCCATAATACTATCAAAAAAAGCTGTAGCATCATGATGTACGTTGTTGAGTAGATATGAATAGCTATAGCTATGAATACCTTCAAAGCGTTGCCAAGTATTCATACATATCTCTAGCTCAGGATTAGTTACATGGTCTTTTAGTGTGTGTATGGACCGAGATAACATACTATCTCCGAGTGTCTGGAATTTTAAATTTGTATCGAAAACAAATCTCTCGGGTCCTTTTAACTCTTTATAATCGTTTCTATCTTTCTGCAGTGAGATTTCATGGGGCCACCAAAAGAACTCTTCCTGTCTTTTAAAGAGCTCAAAAAATACTGGGTACTTAAATTTATCGTAACGCTGTAAATTTAAATCTTCTCCAAAGAAGAGTGGTTGCTTTGTATGGTCAATATTCTTAGTATTTAAAACAGACTTCATAATTTACATGCGCCTCCTGAGCAATCATCTGACTTATCCAATCCTTGATCCTTATCACCGTCGTCAGTATTATTGTAATAGAGACTTACTAAACCCATGCTGTATGCATATATAATTTCTTTCATAACTTTACTATCTGGCAGTACGTGGTTTGAATAATGGTTGTAATTATAATATACATTTGTTGAGATAGCCATATCGATATACTTTTGAATAACAGCATTAATATTTATTAAACCTGTGTTATCCTTCATGTCGTAAGCTAGTTCATAATTGTGGTGATACTTACCAATACCAGGTACTAGAACAGGTAGTTTCCCCATTTTTGACGTCTTGTATGTTATTAAGCTTCTTACAGGCTCGACACCGTTTGTAGAGCTTTGTATTACAGAGCTCGATTCACAAGGCATACAGCTCGAAAGAGTAGAATGACGTAAGCCGTGTTGCTTAATTCTAAGTCTTAATTCACTCCAGTTTAGTGCCAATTTCCTCTTTACAATATTATCTACAGTCTTCTTGTATGTGTCTATAGGTAAAATACCTTTACTATACTTTGTATTATCATACTTCTCACATTTACCTTTCTCTTGAGCTAGCTCGCAGCTAGCACTTAATAGATAATATTGAAAATGCTCCATCCATTCATCCAATAACAATAGTGCGTCTTTAGAAGAATATGAAGCATTATTCTTTGCTAGAAATGCTGCTAAGTTAGTAATACCAATACCTATGCTACGTCTTTTCTTCGCAAAGTTTTCTGCAGCTTTATTAAAATAGTCCTGTATGTCTATAATTTCCTCTAAAAAGCGAACTGTTAGATTACATGTCTTTTCCAAATCCTTCCAATCCCTTATTTCAAGCATATTAATGGCAGAAAGAATACACATTCCTATTTCTGCATCTGGATCATGAAAGTCTTTTAAAGGTAGTGTAGGATGTATGACTTCGGTACAAAGATTGCTCATCGTAATTCTATCTAACCATGAACTGTGTTCATTAGCTGAATCCACATTAAGAATATATATTCTACCTGTCTCAACTCTTTCTTTTACAATTAAAGAAAACAGCTTACGTGCAGAAATAATTTTCTTTCTTTTAATTTTTTTATCTTGCTCGCACTCTTTATACAGCTTATCAAATTGTGGTGTGCCCCATGCCTCATATAATTCAGGTACATCATGCGGGCTAAATAGAGTTACTTGCTCGTCTTTTATTACTCTATCATAAAAGATTTTCGACATACCAACAGTATAATCAAGCTTTCGTACTCTATTGTCATCAGTACCTGCGTTGTTCTTTAAGACAACAATATCTTCTATTTCGTAGTGCCACCACTGTACGTTGATTGTAGCAGATCCACCTCTTAATCCATTCTGTTGCCATGCTTTAACAGATGCTTCGTAAATTTTTAAAAACGGTATAATGCCTGTATGTACAACTTCACCATTTGAAACAGGTGATCCGATTGCCCTTATCTTTGAAATATCAATACCAATACCGCATCGACTTGCTGTTGCAATAGAAACAGCAGTGCCGGACGCTGTGATACTTTCTTTGGTATCATCAACACCTATCAAACAGCAGCTGGCATACTTACGTGACCGTGTCCTTACACCAGCCATAACTGGTGTCGGTAGATTAATCTTATGCTTAGAGATGGCATTATAAAACCGTTTAACATATTCAAGACGGGCATCTTTTGGGTAATTTATAAAGCCATATAGAGATATTAGAATATAAGCAAATTGAGGCGTTTCATATATTATATTTGTAATGCGATTTTTTATTAGGTATTTGTCACAAAGCTGCTTTACACCTGCATATGTAAATAGGAAATCTCTCTCGTGATCGATAATTTCACCGATCTTATTAATCTCCTCGTCGGTATATTTTTCAAGAATCACTGGGTCGTATATTTTATTCTTAATACCGTCTTTTATTACTTCTATCAACCGAGGGGCATGCTTACCACCCCAGACATCTTTTCTTAACTGATAATTTAATAAACGGCAGGCTACATATTGGTAGTTAGGTGTTTCTAATGTTATCAGATTTGCAGCAGACTCAATTAGTACTTTATGTATATCTTTTGTGGAGATATTATTCTGTAAGTTTAATCTTGCGTTTATCTCAATGTCAGAAAGATGTACGTCTGAAATATCACTAATGGCCCAATTTATAATCTTATGAATTTTATCTATATTAAAACCTTCTTTTTCTCCGCTCCGTTTAGTTACATAGATATTACTCATAGCTCAGGGTAAAGAAATACTTATTAAAAATAGCTGTTCGAAAAAACTTTTTCTACTTAAAAGCTAAAATTATTTTTTTTATATATTTCTATAATTTTTTCGCTATCAAAATTATAAATATTACGATTACTAAGTATAAAAATATTGTTACTGCCTACAGCCTGGCTAAAGTGAACTTGACCGGAATTATATTTGTACAGATTAACTAGATTAAGCTGTTCGTTATCAAGAAAAGCGATTTTTTTAAGGTCTGTGCCGTTGACTGGATAAACTCCTTTTTCAAGAAAAAGGCTACACTCACTACAAGAAACATTAAATTCCTTTAAGATTTGATCGTATGTATTTAAAGAAACAGAATCTTTAACATTGAGGTTCAGCGCTTCAAGCTTTTGAACTAGAGTGTTATATTCAGGCTTTAAAAAAATTTCAATTCCCTTGAAAAATTTTAGTGCCGGTGTTGTGTTTGCTGTCGCATGAATTATATTAATAGGCTTAAAGCACTTATCATACTGCACTCGTTCCTGGTCATACTTATTTCTTATAGGCTGTCCTATAAAGCAGAATGGGTATCTATCCTTTGGAATAAAATTAAAATCATCTACATTTAACGTCTTATCAGTTAGTGATACATCGATCATGTATATCATTATAATACATAAACATGGAAATCAATAATTTATTTTTAGCTACCAATATTTTTTAAAATATGAGTCAGTACTACAATAATGATAGCAGTGATAGAAGAAATTAAACTTGTTAAAGCCGCTGTTCTAAGATTCCATTTTTTTTCCTTATGGTTTCTGCTGTCTGTAAATTCGTTTTGAATTGTTTCAGCTAGGTGAGAAAATTTCTCTGTGACTACTTCAGTAATATGATCAAATTTATTTTCTAGCTTTTCATCTAAATTTGCAATTTGTTGTTCAAGTTTTGCTACTTGGGTTACAAGAGCTGGTGTACCGTTCCCCTTGTAAAGTGTTTTAAATATACCCTCCAGATCGGTTTTGAGTTTATTTATCTCTTCGACATGCACAGAAACATTTGGTCGCTTCTTACTCATATTATGTTACGGGAAATGTATATGACAAAATACCTTTCGGTAGTGTATATACTTTGCCTCTTGTTTTGCCTGAAGCTTCTTTAGTTACTACGGTAAGCCTATCCCCTGTAATGATAGGTCCCATAGTAACATCTACATTACCTAAATTTATAGTATAAGATCTTACACCTCTCTTAACATCATAGATTTGTAAACGGTTCCTACCCATAAGGGCGGCTGTATATACTTTAGGCATATCTTCTAAATATTTATGTGTATTACAGGGGACTTTTAATAAATATTTCAAATCAATGTCTGAATATGTAACAAAAATATTGATCAGGCGAGGTAACGACCTATCAAGAAAAACGGCCAATACTACGGGAGTTATTTTTGATAACGGTGAACCGGCTTGGACACTTGATACAAAGAGGATGTACATAGGGGATGGTACTACAGCAGGTGGTATACCCATTGGTTGTAGAAATCTCGGTGCTGTCGGCCAATTATACGATGTATCGGTAACAGGTTTTACAAATGAAGCAATACAGATATTTACTTTAAGCGGTGCCGAGGTCGGGGATATTTTGTATGATAGATCTACCAGAGTACTATATAGTTTATCGAGCATATCGAACTTCCCTCCTCTCACCTCAGATATAGTCAGATACGATTTTAATGTACTACTTAATTCTAATAATTTAGAATTCGATACACAAAATAGAGTTAAGATTAAAACGAATGGTGTCGGTGTCTATGAAATAAACCCTTCAATAGCAGGCCCCGGTCTGCAAAAAGATGAAGGTTCATATTTACAAATAGGGACAGGTCCTAGCGGGGTAACTAACACCATGATGAATTATATGTTGCCTAATGCAGTTAAAGTAAATAACAGCAACATATCACAATCACCAAGTGATCTACAGATTAATCCTAATAGTGTATTAGGTAGAACAAGCACAGGTACTCTAACAAGTATATACATAACTTCTGTTTTATCGTATGCAAATTTTACAGGCGGTAATGGTGTTAAAGTATCAAGTGACGGTACCTTTACAAATGTAACTTTAAGCGCTGAATCTCTTGAAATATCAGAAACAGGTATATTTGTTTATAAACCTTTTTATACATATGCTCCTGTATCGTTTACACAGAACGTAGAGGCGCAAGCAGCTCTCACAGTCAATAGAGGCTTGACTGCGAACTTCAATTCCCTTGCGCTATTTAACGGTGACTGTGTAGTTAACAACAGACTTTTAACAAGAGGAGCGGCAGGATTTAAATCGACCTTGAGTGCTGTGGGAACCATAACATGTGATAGTGATATTATAGCTTTTGCAACATCTGATAAAAGACTTAAAACAAACCTAAAGCCCGTCTCGAATGCCTTAGACAAAGTTGTGTTCTTAACAGGCTATAGTTTTGATTGGAAGACTCAAGACACCTCTTATAATTATTTAAAGGGTAGTGATGTTGGCTTTATGGCGGATGAAGTTGAACAAGTAATTCCTGAAGCTGTTTCTACAAGAGGTGATGGAATAAAGGCTGTTAACTATAACAAGGTTGTTCCTTTATTAGTACAAAGTATTAAAGAGCTTAAGTGTGAGATTGAAGCCCTCAAAGAGAGATGAAGAGCTTTAGTATTTTTTACGAAGATTTTAATATCGCTAAACGCAATACAGCAGGCTGTAGAGATGCAGGTACCACAATTGCTGATCCGGGGTTAGATTTTACAAACAGATTAGAGACAATCGCTTTAAATGAATTGCCAGAAATTCGCAGAAGAGCTAGATTAAAAAATAAAAGAAAATTAAGAAGAAAGTAATTTAGAATCTTTTACAGCTCGTCTTCCCACTTGTTTAGCCCATTTACTCTGTAGAATTTCTCTTGAAGCACCTTGATAGTTTCCGGCAGCAATTAATTGTTTGGTGTTTTTAAACTTACCAAGTCTTGGGCCACCAAGATTAAAGGACATATCTACTAGAACTAACTTTACATTTTTTGGAAGTTGATCAAAATTAGGTATAAAACGTTTTACATCTTTATAAGCAACTTTTAGCTGCATATTAAAAAGATCGTTTATTTGTTTATCATTTAGTATTTCTTGACCGGCTATAATACGATCATAGTTAGCTCCCACCTGTTTAATAAAACTTCTTGCCTCTGGTCTCATTAAGTTCAATCCAATCCCAATAGTCGGCTTACCGACTGAATCTATGTAAACTTTATTATAATACCCTTCATGATCTTTAATAAGATTATACACTTCTTGATAGCGTAAGACAATATCTTTATGCTGCTGAACTATAGCGGGTGGTTCTGGTGGTAGGTCTATCTGTTCTAAGATTTCATTTATTCTTTTATTAAATTTCATATAGATGGACTAGCTTTAACTTATAGCACCATATGTAGTACCTTGGGGTACCCAGGTTACAGCATAGCCGTTTAGATTAATACATTTACCAGCAGCACCGCCCCCGTAGTTTGATGTTCTTGACCCAGTACAACCAGCCCCTGCACCTGCAGCTCCTAGGGCTCCTCCATTCCCTAGTAGTGGGGCGCCCTTTCCGCCCCCTGCTAAGTAGGTACCAGCACCCCCATTACCCCCCCGGCTGTAGGCCCCTGTACCCGCCGCACCAACTGTAATACCTGCACCCCCAGCTCCTGAGCCGCCACCACCAGGACATTGCGTAGCAACACCACACCAAGGCCAATTACATCCACCGCTTCCGCCGCCGCCACCACCGATAATGCCGCTGTTCTGTATAGTTAAGTTATAATTTAAATTGATAGCAGGACCACCAGCACCACCATTTGAGTTTGTTCCGCCGGCATCTCCGCCCTTGCCGGCGACTACACCATTAGCAGGTGAATTAGAACC